AGCTTAAGAGAAAGAAGAATTATTACTCAAAGACTCTACTGTCAAGTTCCATTAATTATTGGATTCAGGAACAATAAGAAGTTTAGTCAGCATAGCTTAGTAGTGACAGAGGGGTTAGTTAAGCCTGATGCAACAGAATCTCTAGTTAAAGGGGATATTAGAGATCTGGCTACTCAGGGAAGAGCAGTTGTATATGAAGTACTTAATTCTAAAGGACAGAATGATCCATGGAAAACTTTTGAGCTGGCTCAGTACTGGAAAGACAATCATATGTTCCAGGGATTGATCCTACACTTTGATAGTATCGATCCTCGTCCATCGGGATATGATACTTCAGAAAATAATCCTTATTTTTTCAAAGATAGACAGTATCACGCAGAGATCATCGTGGTAATGCCTAAAGTTAATTCTCACTATGAAGGAAAATTCGAAAAAAATATTAGAACTGATATTAATTATCGAACTTTCATTCGTAACGGACTTGGCTTTTTCCAGTATAAATAAAATAAATTATATAAAGAAAAGAGCGTAAATGGCTGTTACTAAATCACTTGCAATTGAAGACGGGAATCTACAGACCCCGTCAATCATTACAAGTAGGAAAAGAAATTTTAGTGACCTAGACCTAACTTTTGGTATTAGGACTTCAGGAGATGTTTTTAAAAAGACAGATGCTGCTGCAGTAAAGCAATCTGTTAAAACCCTCTTGCAAACTAATTTTGGTGAAAGGCCATTTCAACCTTTTCTAGGTGCGAATTTAAGAGATAAACTGTTTGAAAATTTTACAGAAGAAGAAAATGCCATCGTCATTGAGGATAATATTAGAGATGTTTTATCATTCTATGAACCCAGAGCTAAGGTTTTAGGTGTAGTAGTTAACGATATCTCAGAAAGAAATTATTTCAGTGTACGTGTAGAGTTTCAGGTAGTTAACACAGAAGAAGTTGTAATACTCGAAACTTCAGTATCAAGGATTAGGTAAAAATGGCAACAAGTATTAAAGCATCAGATCTAGACTTTGATAACATCAAAGCATCATTAAAAAGCTATCTGTCTGCTAAGGATGAATTTTCTGACTATGACTTTGAAGGTTCTGCCCTTTCTAACCTTGTTGACGTATTAGCATATAATACCCACTTAAACGGTCTTATTGCAAACTTTGCTCTCAATGAAACATTTTTGCCTACAGCTCAGCTCAGAACTTCACTGGTTAACCATTCCCTTTCCTTTGGATATATCCCTAGATCTAAGACCTCGTCCAGAGCAACGTTAAACATATCTGTGAATCTACAGTCTGCCTCAACTAGACCAGAGACGGTAACTCTTCCTGCAGGTTGGGCATTTACTAGTGTGGTCGACGGAGTAGAATATACATTTAGAACTTTGATCGATTATATCGGATATGATACTACTGGAACTGGAATTTATACCTTTGTAGATCCTTTAGGAAGACCGGAAGTTACCGTACTTGAAGGAGAAGTTACGGTTAAAACTTTCATTGCAGAACCTAGCAACGATCGACAGGTATACGTCGTTCCAGATCAAGATCTAGATCTTTCTACTGTTGCTGTACAGGTCTATGATGATATTAACTCTGATAACTTTACCAGCTACTTTAGTGCAAACGCTACTTCTGGGGGTCAAATCATTTCTACCATTTCCGAAGATACGGCACTCTATCTTCCTCTTGAAACTTACAACGGCTACTGGGAAATTAACTTTGCTATTGGGGGATTGACCGGTAACAACCCAACCGAAGGTCAGGTCATTCGTGTTACGTATTTAAAGACCAATGGTAAGGATGCAAACGGTGCTTCAGTATTTACCCCGACCTTCCCGGTTCTCAGTATTAACAATGTATCCTATCCACTATCTATTACAACCACATCTAAATCTGCATTTGGTGCTGATAAGGAATCTACAGAGTCTATTCGAGTAAATGCTCCTTTATCTTACCTTGCACAGAACAGACTGGTTGCTCCTAATGACTATCGTGGAGTAATTGCTAACGGTGTTCCGGGTATTAAATCTATCAACGCTTGGGGTGGCGAGGACAATGTTCCTGCCAAGTACGGTAAGACTATGGTGTCTATTGTATATGAAGATACTCTAACCCCTGCACAAGTTGCCGCAACAGAGCAAGCAATTAAGATTAACCTCACTGATCCACTTTCTGTTGTAGGTGTTGAAGCAGAGTTTGTACAGCCTACATTCCAATACATTAACGTTAATACCTCATTTAGATATAATGTGTCCAATACAAATTTGACTCTAGAGGGTATTAACTCTAAAGTTAGAAATGGCATTTCTTCCTATTTTTCAGATAACAGTGGTAAGTTTAACGATGTTATTAGAAAATCTAGACTTCAATCGGTAGTAGATTCTATCGATCCTTCTATATTAGGAAATGACATTAAACTGACAATGTCTTCTAGATTTATTCCACTTAAGAATTCTGCAGGCACATTTGTTACAGCAGGCTATCAAATCAACTTCCTTAATACTATCGCCCTTCCTCAAATGACAGCTGAGGAATCTATTATTAGTAGTAGTAGATTTACATATAATGGAAGAACCTGTGAATTTAGAAATGCCCCACGCCATTCTACAGTTATTCAGATTGTAGATCTGTTTGGAAACGTAGTAGTTGACAATATTGGATCTTACAATCCTTCTACCGGGGTAGTTCAATTGACAGGATTTGCTCCAGAAAATATTATTACTGGAGAAGATTATATTAGTATTACTGCCGTTCCTAGAGATGGATCAGTATTTAAGCCATTAAGAAATACTTTGATTTCATTAGGAAGTAATTCCGCTAACGGTATTCCAGATATTAACCAAGCAACAAGCATTGCAGGGGCGACTAACTAATGTCTTCTAATATCAAAACTGTTATCGATTATGATAGAAAAGACGTTACTGTTCATGGTGCCCAAGTCGATCCTGTAATTCCAGAGCACTTCCAAGAACAGTATCCGACCCTAGTTAAGTTTTTAAAAGCTTACTATGAATACTTAGATAGTGATGGACAGTTTGGATCTAGAATTAATAATCTATTTAATATTAGAGATGTTAATGAAGTAGATTCAGATATAGCTTCCCTCCTATTCGAGGAAAGAGTCCCAGGTATCGACACTGAAGCATTCATATCTCCTAGCTTTGCATATAAATTACTTCCTAACTTCTATAAAACTAAAGGAACTCAGGTATCTATTGACGGATTTTTTAGATATTTTTATAATTCCGACATTGAAAAAATCTTACCTAGGTATCAGATGTTTACGGTAGGCGAGAGTGAATTAGGGGCTCAATCAGAAAAATATATTCAAGATTCGTACTTCTATCAAATTTATTCTATTCTTCTAAAAACTAATTTGCCCGCTTCAGCCTATTCAGGGTATTATAAAAACTTTCTACATCCTGCAGGGTATGCGGCTTTCTACCAGAATTCTTTTGAAGAGGTAGCATCAGTTTCTTTTGCACCAGAATCAAACATAGCCCAATTGGAAATTGGTCAGTTTTCTTCTGGTACTCTTGTTGAAGCTTCGGCTGGATTACTAATGGGAGGTATTGGATCTATAACTCTGGTAGATTCTGCTATCGATAGAAGACTCAATGCGGGAACCACGATTAACTTCTATGAAGAAATGCAAAAGAATTATTTCGAAAGATTTGAAGATGTACTCTCAGATTCTCCTTACAATGGACAATATAATACTATTGCAGATATCTTAGATCCTAATTCCCCGAGATGGTCAAGTGATGTAGATAATAACAATATTTCTCTTAACATGTCGGATTCAAGTGAGGCAGGATTTGGCTCAGGACCAGACTTTGGTGATAGCGATGACCAAACATTTGATGCTAATCCATTCTCGATTAGTGGAACTACTAACCAGATAATCTTACCTGGAATTAAATTCTCTAATACTCTCGAAAGATTCGATGAAGATAAGTTCCAATTCTTTGATCCGTACGTATATCCTGATTCCGATCACATGCTTAACGATTCTGTCCCGGTCTAATTTTTACATAGGAAATAACTAATGACAACTACATATTTCGATTCTGGCCAGCTGATTGATATTGGTAGTGCACCCAATGCCAACGATGGGGACACGTTGAGAATTGCTGGTGCAAAAATTAACACTATCGCTCAATCTTTGGATAGTGCTTTAGATGCACTTGATAGTGATTTTAGGCAACAATTCGATTCAAATCAGATTGCTGATGGATCTATTAGTACAGATAAGATTCAAGATGGAGCTATTAATGCAGATAAGCTAGCCTTAGGTAGCTTAGATAATGGTAGCTATGCTGGATCTTTAAATTTTGATAGTACTGCTCCAGATAATGTAATTACTATCCTACCCAACGGTAACGTAGGAATTAATGATAGTAACCCGGGAAATAAATTTCAAGTAACGGGTAGTACTGGTTCAGCTACTGCTAAATTCTATGCCTTAACTGAAGCTACTATTAACCTTCAGTCTGGAGATAATATTTCTGGTCCTTTCAGGATGGTATCAAGCGATGATGCATTCTTCCTCAAGTCCCAAAATACAGGAATTTCCACCGACCAGGCTTTCTTAAAGTACGACGAGCCGACCAATAGCTTACGTTTAATGAACAACATTAATATCAATTCTAGCAATAACGTAGGCATCGGTAAAGCTCCGTCGTCTTACGGATTAGATGTTAATGGGTCAATCCAATCAACTAACTCCGGAGGGACTTCTGGCGTCCTTTTAAATAGCTCTGGCGCTATTGAAATCGCCAATACTGGAACAGAAGCATATATTGACTTCAAGAATGCTATTGGCGACGACTATGATATTAGAGTGCAGGCAACCACGGCTGGAGATTTTGAGATCTTAAAATCCGGAGCTGTTAATAATCTGTTTACAGTAAAAACAGACGGATCAGTCGGCGTCGGGATCGATCTTCCGACTGATAAATTACATGTAGCAGATGGTACAGTAAGATCTGAGTGGACGGCTCCGGCAGCCGACGTTGAAGCTTTCAGAGGACAAAGTAGTGATACGTCTGTAACAATGTTACATCTTCAGAATAGTACCGGGAACGTACAGTTCAGAAAAGATAATGGATTTAGTTCTATTAGACTTAGTGATGCATCAGATCTCAGATTCTATCATAATGGCGTATGGAAATACCAGTTCCAAGCCGACGGAGACTTTGTAGCAACCGGTGACATTACAGCATTCGGGTCTCTTTCCGATAAAAACCTGAAAGAGAATATCGAGAACATTCCTAACGCTCTGGAAAAGGTTTCCCAGCTTAACGGTGTAACCTTTAACTACATCGGCTCGAAAGAATCCATGACTGGTGTGATTGCTCAGGAAGTACAAGAAGTACTGCCAGAGGTTATCTACGAGACCGTAGACAATACCCGAGAAGATGGTAGAGCATTGGCAGTTAGATATGGGAACATGGTAGGTCTTTTGATTGAAGCCATCAAAGAATTGAAGGCTGAGGTTGAAGAGCTTAAGAATAATGTATAAATATTTACAATCAATAGATTTGAGTAGGTAATATGACAAAACAGATATTAGATCTAGGTACGAACGCAAACGACGGAACTGGCGATACGCTTAGATCTGGTGGTACCAAGATTAATGCCAACTTTACTGAGCTATATACTATTCTGGGCGGTGACAGCCGAAACGATTCTGTTGGTATGCTTTTTGATAGTAATGGCGTAATCTACAGTGATGGTACCTATCAAACAAAACTAGAATTCCATGAGCATGACGATTCTAATGTAACCGTCCATATGCCCCACCACCCAGGTGACCTGATTGTAATTGAATCTGGTGCCGGTGGGCATCACGGTGGAGCAGACAGATACATCGACCTGAAAGATTCTGATAGCGGTAGCGCGGCAAGGGTACTGTTCGGTAACGCCTATGATTCTGCTGGCGAGCTTCCTAGCTCTACCGTCTATCACGGTATGTTTGCTTTCCTTCACCATGAAGGGGTAGCAGTAGTTGCACACGACTCTGATGGTTGGGTTAATCTTATTGACAGCGATACTCTTACCAGTGGTCACGGTGCATACAGTGTTAATATGAAAACTGGTGCTGATCAGACCAACTTTACTAACCTTAGACTTACCACCCCTTATATTACTTCAGCTATTTTAGATTCTAACGCTAATGAGATTCTTAGCTTAACTAGTACTGGTATTCCAGCAAACCATTTGGAAATTTCTTCAAACGGGGGAAATCATCCAAAGCTATCAGCTGCGGGGGATAGTGCTAACGTAAGTATTGAAATCTCTGCTAAAGGATCCGGTGCAATTTGTCTAAATAAAACTGCATACCATCCTCAGACCATGGGCTCTAATGGGACTATTTCTGACTCTGCCTCTTTGATTATTTTCAATAGCGCCGTTGCTCTGGCCGTAGATCTCGATAGCGGAACAGATTCCGGAGAATATAAGATCTTAATCAACAAAGGTGCGGGAGCAACCACTGTAACTCCTTCTTCCTTCCATCAAGGAACTACATTTACTTTACAAAGTGGGGGAACAACTCAGGTCATCTGGGATGGTACGGATTGGTTCTTACTTGGCTCTAAAGATTCAGCTGACGCTGACATTTCAGTTACTTAAAAAGAGATAAAAAAATGCCTGCAATTATTACCGACGATACTAAAAAGTTATTGATCCAAAAGATCATCGAAGATACGTCAGATTCTGATACTAGATATTTCGTTGGTATCGGTCGGGCTGACACGTGGCAAGATTCCACTGATATTGCTCCTATTGCCGGACAAGTAATTAATTCTCCAAGAGAACAAATTAATTTTAGATCTAATCTTCAGTCTGTAATTTTGACAGATACTGTAAGCTTTGTTGCAAAGAGATATAACTGGTCTTCTGGTACGATCTATAAAGCATATCAAGGTGACGTTTCTGCTTTCGGTAATGGTACGTCTAATGATATTGGAAACGGACAGTACTATGTAATCACAGAAAACAACAGAATCTATATCTGTCTTGAGCAGGGTAAAACTGATACTGGATCTGTAAACCCTTCCTTGAATAACCCAGGTGACGAAATTCTTCCGTCTGAAGGAACTAAAAAGCTTGGAGATGGGTACATCTGGAAATTCTTAACTGTACTTGATCCAATTAAACTAAATAACTTTTCTACATCTAACTATATTCCAGTAGATAAAATTGATTCCGCAACTGGTGGTAGCTTTAATACCATTGCAGAACAACAACAATTGACAGTACAATCAGATGCTACTCCAGGAGAAATTGTTGGCTATAAAATTGTAACTGCAGGGGCAGGATACGATTCCGCAGATAGTGCTACAGTAAAAGGAAACGGATCAGGAGCAGGGTTTACATTTAAAGTCAGTCCTCAAGGTAGCATTGTTAAAGTGTCTGTAGACTCTGATGGATCCGGGGGATTCAGATTCGGTTCAGGATATGATTTTGCTAATATAGAAATTACTTCTACTACAGCAACAGTACCAGCTGTTATTAGACCAGTTATTTCTAAAAATGGGGTAGGAGCTGATATCAGAGATGATTTAAGAGCTACTGCTTTAATGGTAAATGCTAAGCTGGTGGGAGAAGCCGGATCTGGAGACTTTTTGGTTGAACAAGAATTTAGACAAGTAGGTCTTCTCAGAAACCTCAAGAAGCCTAACGATTCAGATTTTACTTCCAGTACTGGATCTGCTCTCAGGAAGCTTACCGTAGAGGGAGTAGCACTTCAAAAAGATATGACTGTTCAAGGTGGAGCAACCCTAGCTAAAGCTTTTGTAGATGATACAGAACCTACTGGGGTCGGATTAACTGACACTATTCTATATTATCATCAAAATGAAAAAACTGGGTTCTCTCAATTTGCTGCCACAGATACTGGAACTAATTCTATTAAAAATGTTTTAGATTCTAACGACTTTGGCAATTTCCTTTCTGATTCTGACCCCGAAGTTAATCCATTCTCAGGTGAATTACTTTACATAGATAATCGTGCAGCAATCACCCGTGACTCTGCAAGTACCGAAGACGTTAAGATCATTATCCAACTTTAAGAGAGTAAAAAATGCCCACATCTTTTAGCGATACCACATTCTCTAGTACCTATAAGGACGATTTTAAGGATAGTGATAATTATCATCGGATCCTATTTAATTCTGGTCGGGCTCTTCAGGCAAGAGAGCTTACCCAGCTTCAAACCATTACCCAGCGGGAAATGGAAAGATTCGGTCGTAATATTTTTAAAGAAGGATCTGTAGTTAATCCTGGTGGGTTTACCTTAGATACGTCTTATGAATTCATTAAGCTTCAAGGAAATCCTACTAACGTTAGTGCAGGGTCTATTCTTGAAGTTGATGGTGGAGGAATCACGGTCAGGGTTTTAGAATTCTTCCCTGAAGTCGATCCAGTTACAGAGCCGGCAACTGCTTATATTGAATACCTTGATGTAAGTACAACACCTGGGGGATCTAATACTACTAGACTGGGTGGCAATACTCTACTCAACGTTACTAATGGTACAGGTCAGGTAACTACTGTCCAACAGCAATCAGGAATTACAGTATCCGGTCAAGGATCTAGAGTTAGCGTAAACAATGGATCTTTCTTTATCCGAGGGCATTTCGTTCAGGCTAATGCTCAGTCTATTATCCTTAGCAAGTACTCTAGTACTCCTACAGCAAACGTAGGATTTATCGTCACAGAAGATATTATTACTTCTGATGATACTGATGCTTTATTTGATAACCAGAACGTGGAGCCTAACCGTACAGCTCCGGGAGCAGATCGCTATAGAATTAGACTTATTCTATCTACAGAAGATGCAGTTGATAGCGATGACAACTTTATTCTGATTAATAGAGTCGTAGACGGAGTAATTCAAGAAGAAATTGACAAGAATACGTATAATATTCTTGGCGACGAAATGGCCAAAAGGACTTTTGAAGAGTCTGGAAACTATACTGTTGAGCCATTCACTACTAAATTTTCTCAGAATGCCTCTGATACTAGTAAGTTAACTCTTAAAGTTTCCCCAGGCATTTCATATGTAAACGGCTATAGAAACGCTGAAGAAACAGAAACCGATATTTCTGTTGATAAGCCGAGAGCTAACGCTACGGAGCTAGTCGGAAGTGAAGCTATTAGTGCTAGATACGGGAACTACCTTCAGATTGATTCCATTGAAGGATTACCTGATGTTAGTACTCTAGAGAAGTGGACCCTGTATGATGCAGTAGGAGGATTCGGAGGTAATCCTATTGGTACTGCAAGAATTAGAAACGTTTCGACTTCTGGAGGTTACTATAGATTCCACATCTTTGATGTTAATATGGACCTGGGTTCCTTCCGAGATGTTAGAAGTATTGGTGATTCTGCAGATGCTACACGATACGGTAACTTGGTCTTGGAAGACGGGGTTGCTGTCGTTAAAGAAGTTAATCATAATAATGCATTCTTCGAACTTCCTAGAATTAGACCTCAAAATATTGATGTAACAGGACTGACTGAACAAAGATTCACTCAACAGCCTGCTAACGGATCAGGCGTCTTATTGCTTCCAGGTCTTACTGGTGAGGGATATGCCGATGCTTCCCTGTGGATTCTGACAGACAGCAATGGAGCAGTAGTTACTAATCCAGATATTAGGGACAGTGACGTCAATGCTAAAATCGAGGGTCTTAACGCCAACGAAACTTATAGCTTGATCTACTACATCAATCGTAAAAACTTAGCTCAAGAAAGAGGTAAGGATTTAATTCAGGACTATACCCAAACCGGGTCTTTGACTAACAGAGAATTAGTGTTAGATAAATCTGACATCTATCGACTAAAAGAAGTTTTGGATGCAGATAGTAATAATGTTACAAATCGATTCACTCTGGATAATGGTCAAAGAGATAATTTCTACGATAAGGGAAGAGTTAAGCTTCAAACTGGTAGTGTTACAGAACCTATTACTGTCAAGTATGATTATTTCCAGCATGATGTATCGGGAGATTTCTTTTCTGTAAATTCTTACATCGGTGAAGTAGCATATGAAGACATTCCAAAGTTTAGACAGAATAACGGGATTGAAGTTGAACTGAGAAACGTACTCGATTTTAGAAGTGTTAAGGATTCCAATGGGGACTTTGACCCCCAGTTGATTAACCAGCTTCCCAGAAATACTGATATCATTCAAGCAGATGTAACATACTACCAGTCTAGAAAAGATATTCTAATTGCAACAGAAGATGGATTGGAATATATTAAAGGTTCGCCGAATGTTAACCCTGTTAAGCCACCGGTTCCTGATAATGGCATGGAGTTATTCAGCTTTACTCTGAATCCATATACTGACGATGAAAACGACTTAGAAAAGAAATACGTTGACAATCGCCGTTATACTATGAGAGACATTGGTGGTATTGTAGAAAGAATTGATAATTTAGAAGAAACTGTATCTCTGAACCTTCTCGAGCTTGAGACTTCTACGGTTGAGGTATTCGATTCCAATGGTAACAATAGATTTAAGAATGGTTTCTTTGCAGACAATTTTAAAGATTTAGTATTCTCCGACATCCTAAATCCTTCTTATTCTGCTAGTCTTGATCGCGGTCGGAATATCATTCGTCCAGCAGTAAACACCCAGTCAGTTCTTTTCAAATTTGATAGTGCAACTTCCAGCGGTATTACAGCTATTGGCGATATTGCACTTCTCAATTATACTGAACAAGAATTAATTTATCAGGACATTGCAACAGAGACTGAAAACGTTAACCCGTTCGATGTAATCATTTACGCTGGGGACCTAGAGCTTGCTCCGGAGATTGATCTTTGGAGAGAAGATATTGTTGTAGGAACCGAAGAGCTCGGTAATGCAATTCAAACTCGTACTGGATTGAGACTACCAGGAAGAGTAAGAAGAAGCAGAAATGACCTTATTTCAACTCCTATCCTCAGATCAATTGCTCAGTCAATAGTTTTCCCAGATCTTCCTGGAAGTGAGGACTTAGGTTTACCTGAGATTGGAAGTATTATTGGAGAAAGCAGGGTTCTTTCCCGTAGAACTAGCACAGTTCGGACCAATACATCAATTGATACTATAACTACCGTTCGGACTTTAGTTGGACAAAGAGTAGTTGGCATTGACCTCATTCCATTCGTAAGATCCAGAAGGGTATTCTTCAGAGCTAACCAACTCGCTCCTAATAGACAGCATTTCCTATTCTTCGATGGATACAGTATGGCTGACTATGTAAAGAGTGAAAACTTCCGGACTTTCCAAGAGATTAATCCTCCAGATGATTTCCTTGGTGGAGAGTACACCGGTGCTACTAGCCACCCGAATACACCTACTGCTGCAACTTCGTTTGTGACAGATGCCTTCGGTCATATTGAAGGATCGTTCTTCATTCCTAACAATAATGAAATTAAGTTTGATGGTGGGAATAAGACTGTTAAAATCCTAGACATTAGTGTTGATGATGAAGACGCAGCCTTATCTGGAGCAGCAGCGGTTTACACTGCTGGCGGAGCACAAGTTTCTCTTGTTGATGTAATTTCAACTACTAGAACCAGAAGATCTAGACCTGTTCCTCGCCCTAGACCTACTCCTAGACCTCCAACTGGAAGACGGAGAAGGAGAGGTAAGCGGAGAGAGCCTATCGCTCAGTCTTTCCAGCTGCAGAATACTAATGGAGGATTTATTACAAGTATTGATATCTTCCTGGCTTCCAAATCGACTACTGTTCCTATTCGTCTTGAGGTTCGTCCTGTAAGAAATGGCGTACCTTCTCAGGATGAGATTATTCCAGGATCGGTAGTAGTTAAGAATCCTAGTGAGATTTCTAATGTATTCTCTGAAGCCGATGTTGTGAATAATCCTGGAAGTGCTGCCATTCAAGGTATTAGAGGTGCAAATACTAGATTCACGTTTGATAGACCAATTTATCTCGAAGGCTTTACGGAATATGCATTTGTTCTGATTGCTAATACCCAAGACTATACTGTTTGGGTAGCAGAGATTGAAGAGTTTATTGTAGGTACTACTTCTCAGCGTGTTACAAAGCAGCCATCTGTTGGTTCATTCTTTATGTCACAGAACGCTATTACCTGGACTCCAGATCAGCGTAGAGATATGATGTTTAGGATTAATAGAGCTAATTTCACCTCTTCAGGATCTTTCAATCTAGTTAATGACGGAGCTTCTACTCCCCCAGTTAACTTGTCTACTGATCCATTATTAACTGATAGTGGGGATAGCGCAGTTACTATTCTGCACAGTGGCCACGGATTCGTGTCTGGGGATAATGTTAATATTTCTGGATTCGATTCCAATTCTACGTATGCTGGTATCTCTGGATCTATCTTGAATGGAATCCAGCAAATCTCAAAAGTTGATGGATATGGATACCAATTCCGGGTTAGTACTCCTGCGAACTCTACTATCCAAACTGGCGGATCAGGTATCGTTTCTGAGCAAAACGTTCTGATGGACGAAATGGTACCAACCCTGGACGTATTTGCAGTGGAAGGAACTTCAAGTACCTTTAGCGGATCTTTTTCTGGTACCTTGTCGCTAGCTCAGGCTAATGATGTAACACCCTCGCCATACACGACCCCGAGCGGACGTGATATCCAACCGAACCAGTTAATTAGATTTGAAAGTCCTAGGGTTATTGCTAACTCCAGAATTGAAACTCAGCACTTGGCTACAGCAAAGTCTGCTAATATTTCTGGATTGTTTAGTACTACTGATACTTGGGTATCTCCAGTATTAGACCTTCAGACTGCTTCGGTTTTGGCTATCAGTAATATTATTGATAACCAGGATTCTGATCCTAATATTTCTTTCCCGTTTAATAATCCTATTGAATATGTTTCTGAAACTGATCCGTTCTCTGGCTCTGCTATGTCTAAGCATATCACTATTCCGATCACGTTGGAACAGTCTGCTGTAGGACTTAAGGTATTAGCTGCAGTAAACAGACCTACTGGATCTAACATTCAACTTTACTATAAAACTGTTCCAGAAGGTGAGGATCTGGATATTGATAACCAGTCGTGGGTTTATCAAGAAGCAGAAAACATCATTGCTGAAGATAACAATAGGGAAGTCTTTAGACAATATGAATGGTTGATCGGTGGTCCAGGTGGATCTATTAGTGAGTTTAGTGCATTCCAGTTAAAGATTGTAATGAACTCCAGCAATACCTCTAAGGTTCCATTGATCCAAGATTTGAGAGCGATCGCCCTGGGAACATAAAGCATGAATGATTATTTGAAAGTCGAAGGAAGCAGTACCCTGTATAAGAACAAAATTACAGGGTTTGTTTCCAATATTGATCCGGAAGGTTTAAGTAAAGCTAAAGCTAGAAAAAAAGCCCGTATTGAAAAAGATCAGAAGATTCATAATTTAGAAAATGAAATTAATGAACTAAAGAGCTTGGTTCAAGCTTTGGCTGAATCCAATTGATTATAAATAGCTATATCTATCAAAATCGTTTAAGAAGAAGCTTATGACTAAATACTCAGATCTACAGGTTCATCAAGGGGAAGATATTTCATTTCGACTTGAAATTGTAGATGAAAACGGTGCTGTTAAAGATT